TTATAAATTTTTATAAAAAGTTATTGACTTCTCTTAATATCGGTGGTACAATACTTACAGAGCTTGAGGGAAAGCTCAGAAAGAGAATGGGAGGACATGATCCATGAAGATTGAATTCAGCAACAGCAAGTACATCAGGGAGTACGGAAGGAACCCGAAGGGCGGATACGGATATTGGGGATTTGAATGTGAGGGCTACGAATTCTGGGCTTACGGAACTCTGACTGAAGCCAAGAAGCAAGTCCGGGAGCAGATCAAGGCAAAGGCTCCGAAAGATTACAAGGGCTATGTGATTGCCTATATCCTGCCTTGAGATTGGAGGGAGAACAATGAGCGGGGTTGTATTTGACAGAAATGGTCAGTCAGGGAATATCTTTTTCATTCTTGGCAAGGCTCAGCAGGTGTTGAGAATTGACGGACGTATGCAGGATGCTGTCCAGATGGGAATCCGAGTACATAACTGTCACAGCTATGAAGAAGCACTGGAAATCATTTCCGAATACGTAGACTTGATTGATATGACGGAGGGCTAAAATGGACATGCAGATTCAGATTCCGAGTGGAAAGATTTTTCTGAATGGACACTTGGTGAAGAGCTTAAAAAGGAATCCATACATTGATGTGAATGGGATAAAGAGTCCTTTGAGTGAAGATGAGAAGCGGATAGCACGAGAGATGCGGAAAGCCTTTGCTGAATTGATTGATGGGGAGGGACAGAAATGATACATGGGATTTTGATTAAGGATGGCACAATCAAAGAAGTCGATCTGGAAGACAAACTGGAAACATACTATGATACATTGGGATGCAGCATGATAGACATTGTCCAGAGAAAGATCAGTGGAGTCACATACGATATCGTGTTCGATGAAGAAGGACTGTATAACGAAGACTCTCCTATAAGTATGCTGAATGAGGAAACATACAAACCAATGCTGGTAGGCAGTCTTTTCATCTGCAATTCGGACAATGGCAAATTAAAGAGTCTTTCAGATGATGATATTTACAGAATCAAGGCCGAATGGAAATTCAGGGCATTGTGGGGAAGATACTGATAAATATTCGATTCTGGCTCCAGAAGCGATTCTGGAGCCATTTTTGAGCCAATGGGAGGCATATGTGAATGATTGAAAAGAAGTTGCAAACAGGCCCGAGAAAAGTTTTATATTTCTTTCTGAAAAAGTATTGACGACTATTAATTAAAGTGGTACAATACAGACAGATCGAGAGATCAATCAGAAAAGGAGGTCACAGAACCATGAAGTATTATGTAGTGCATAACGGAGAAATCATTTTCAAAGGAACCGAAGAAGAGTGCGCCGAAATCATTATGAACGACACGAGCGGTGAGCTTGAAATCTACCCAGAGAAAGGACGAGTATGAGAGACGAGATTGTGCGATTCCTGATAGGAGTCAGTCTGAAGAATTCGGAACGCAAAGTCAGACAGCTGGTTGCAAATCAATTCGGAGGGACACTCACAAGCAATGGCCGATACGTGAAGATCGGAGAAGATGAGTATCAGATAACGAAAAATCCTGATAACATCGCCTATGAAGGTTGGGACGTAAAAAGAATGGATTGGGGGATCGGAAATGATTGGAAATTTGCAAAACCCTATTGAAACGCCTAACGAACTGTATGACGAGATCGTAAAGGTGACTTCTGAAAACCAGCGTGGAAACTGGACTTCTGACTTGCAATGCAAGGTCACGAAAGCAACAAGTCGCGTAATTGAAAGGTATAAGTATCGCCATCTGGTGACAACCTTCCATTCAGCGATTGATCACACGCTCTGGTACGAGATTCCGTTTGCTTTCGCTCCATGGTGGAGCGATCCGCATAAATACACTTAATAGGAGGACACTATGGACAAGATTGAAAGAATTCACAGACTGCTTGACGAATTGGCAGAGGCTACAAAGGAAGCATTCCCTGACTATTCCCGAATTTCAGCGCTGTGCTCTGAAGATGGGTATCAGACTTTCAATGTAATTAAGTGGGGCAATGGCAAGGAAGTTGCAACCACACCGAGGCGAGACCTTTTCGATCAGACGAAGATTGACGGAAAGTGGCTCGATGATTCCAGCGAGCGTCAGAATAAATATTACGAAGAATATGGACTGCTGCTGAAAGGTTGATGTAGGACAATGTAGGATATTCATACATTTTCCTTATTATTATATATTATTTTCTTTTCGCTATATAATAATAGGAAATGTATGAATATACTACATAAAATTAATACGAATGGGGGTTGATTTATACTGAATGATATGCTACAATGGCACAGAAAGGAGGTGATGACATGAGTCTAAAGGAACGAATCCTGAACTATCGAGCGAGACACAATATGTCGCAGGAAGATTTTGCGAACAAGTGTCAGGTGAATGTGATGACCATCAATACGATTGAGACCGGAAAGCGAAAGCCTACACAGTTGACCGTAACAAAAATTGAAATGATTTTGAAGGAGGACGAAACAGATGCTTAATGTGGATATCAGCAAGGACAGTAACAAAGTAAAGGTTATTGCTTCGGGGAACGGTGCGGAGATTTGCTCTGATTTGACGCAGGTTTTTCATGCGCTGATTGATGGAATGAAAGAGCAGGACGAAAAAGCTGCCGAGGTATTCAAGCTCACATTCCTGGCAGGCTTTGACAGTGGGATTATCTTTAACTGCACTTCTGAAGAAATGACAAAAATGCGTGAGACCGCACGGAAGGCGATTGAGAAGAAATCTGATGGATTTATTGACTTTCTTCTGGATAAGCTGAATGAGCTGAACAAATATTTGGAGGGTCTGGATGAGACTAAGTAATTCGGGCATCCAGTGTTTCAAGGCGTGCAGACGCAAGTATGAGCTGAAGTACATTGAAAATGTGATTCCAGTCCAGTCCGCTGACGTGCTTGAGCGTGGAAAGTCCTATCACGAGAAAGTGGAGCTGCTGCTTTCCGATCAGGTTTTTGAGCTTGATGATCCGAAAACGGATGCTATGGCTCTTGCTTTCAGAAAGTATGTCATGCCGCAGATTGGCAAGGTTGAGGCAGTCGAGGAATGGTTTCATAAAGAACTGCCTGATGGAGACACGATTGTGGGGAGATGCGATGGGCGCCTTGCTGATGGGCGATTGATCGAACATAAGACCACTTCAGGGGATTTGGATGAGGCGTATATCGCTGGGTTGCAGAATGACGAGCAAATCCTGACTTATATGTGGGCTTATGGAGTGAATAACATTCTGTATACAGTCTGCAAGACTCCGACTATTCGCCTGAAGAAAGACGAGGACGAAGATGATTTCAGAATGAGGTGCCTTGAATGGTACGATACTGATACTGAACTGAAGATCGGAACCATTGATGTATACCGGAGTCCTGAAGAAATCGCGGAGTTTGATCAGGATATCAGGCGAATGGCCAAAGAGATTCATGATTGTGACTTCTTCTATCGTGTTCCTTCTCATTGCATGAAATGGAACAGACCATGCGAATACATGGGGATTTGCAGGAACTATGATCCACAGATGGAATATGTTGGATTCAAGAAAGGGGATAGAACATGATCAAGTTATCTGAAGCAGTCAAGGAAAAACGACCGATCACATGCCTTGCCTACTGTGCGCCCGGTGTAGGAAAGTCTACTTTCATCGGAATTATTGGAGAGCAGAGCAAAGGAAAGACGCTCATACTTGATATTGACCGTACGTTTATTCCTACAATGAGTAAGAATGAAGTTGTTCATGATTTTGATCGCATTGAGGTGTGGGAAGTCGACAATATCAATACATGGGATGATTGGGAGGAAAAACTGAAGCTCCTGAAGCAGCTGAAGGAAGACGGAAATTTGGATTATGAAAATATATGCGTAGACAATCTTTCAGAGCTTGAGAGGTGCATTCTTTCCGATTTGGGAAGCAAGGGAAAGAACAAGGGCGTACCCGCTCAGGCTGACTACCAGTACATGCAGTTTAAGCTTGTGAACACATTGCGCTTTCTGAAGTCGTTGGGGGTAAATATCTATTTGACCGCATGGGAGACCAACGAGAACTATCAGAACCCGGATGGCAGCTATTATACTCGCTCGTATCCGAAAGTATCCGCAAAGATCGTAGATAATATCTGCGGACTCTGCGATGTTGTTGGAAAGATCAGGGTAAACAAGGAAGGTGCCAGAGGAATTCAGATGGAAGCTACACAGAACACTTATGCCAAGAATCAGCGTGATAAACGGAAAGCTTGCGCTGTGGAAGACTTCTTGGGAGGTGAATGATTGTGGACATTTTGCTTGAGCGTGCGAAAAAGATCATTGATTGCTTGCAGGAGGCAGACGATTGGGTAAGCTTGAAGAAGGTCGCGGAAGTGACAAAGCTCACAGAGGGGCAGATCAAGTATGCAGTCAAGCATGAACGCAGATTGTTCTTGGATTCGCCTGAAGATTGCGGACAATCATATATCCTGTCGAGTAAGAAGGGATATAAGCTTCCAAAGACTGATGATGACTATGTAGCACTTTATAAAACGCTTTACGCTTGGGGAAAATCAGTTTTGACAACAGTATCGCCGATTGGTCAGTATTTAGCATTAAAGGGATATGATGTACAAGAGATTCGGAAGGAAGCCATGGAGTCGCACGGCCTATCCGATTCGATTGATAAAGACACTGCATGGCAGGAGTAATGGGAGGAACAAACAATGGCTTGGAACTTTAAGAGAACTGAACAGACTTTTGAACAGATTCCTGCAGGAGATCACAGGGTTGTGATTGATTCTGCGGAACAGGCAGTCAGTAAGAATGGAAACGACATGCTGGTGATTAAGCTCAGAGTGAGCGGGTATAATTCGATGCTCTGGCACTACATCGTGTTCATGGACGAAAAACCTGAAATCACGAACCAGAAGTTGACTCAATTCTTTGACAGCTTTGGGATTGAAGACGGAAACTTCAATCTCGCTTCCTACACTGGCAAGGCTGGCGCCGCTCATGTGAAGATTGACGATCAGGGATATTCCAAGGTAAGCTATTTCATTCACAAGAGCAAGCAGGACAAGCTGCCTCCGTGGAAGGGCGAACTGCCTACACCGCAGCGCAGCGAACCTATTCCGGTGGAAGACCCGGAAGATACGCCTTGGTAATTTGAGTTTGTAGTCTTTTCCTCACAATCAATTTAATATTCAAGCGAACGAACCGGTTGCAGGATGTGAGGGTTAGCGGGTCGGGTGGTGGGATTTTATGGAGGCTAAAATGACTGGCAGACAGTTTGAAGATATGGCAGTTAAGGAACTACATAAGGCAGGGTATTGGGTGCACCGGATTCATCCTGATGAGTCCGGGCAACAGCCCTTTGATATCATTGCGATTCGTGGAGATCGAGTCTGTGTCTATGACGCAAAGGTTGTGAGTGATGGACACAGATTCCCTTTTAGCAGGATTGAAGACAATCAGATAAATGCGTTTGAATTGATTAATAAAAAGACGAGCGCACAGCATATCGGATTATTGATTCATGCAGAAGGGAAAGTCAGATACATGGGGCTTGATAGAATCCATACGGAAACTTGGTTAGGACATAAGAGCATTGATGTAAATGAACTGCCTGAATGGAGGCCAGTATGAACGCAGTTGCAGACAACTGTATCAGGATTCACGATTGCAGTATTCAGCTTGAGGCGTATCTGAAAAATCTGCTTCAATGGCCGAATCCTGATTATCAGAAGAAAGTCGAGATGGGACGAAGCACTTGGAACACTCCGAGAGATATCATTCTGTGGCAGAAAGCAGGAAGCGACTTGATTGTTCCATTCGGAATGCTGCAGGAAGTGAGAAGGTTTGTTAATGTTGGCCCTACAAAGCATTTAATTGACCCAATAAGGCGATTTAGCGGAGAGATCGATAATTTATATGACTATCAGCAGGAAGCGCTGGAAAGGGCAAAGAAAGCCCGAAACGGGGTATTGGTTGCTCCATGCGGATCGGGCAAGACGCAGATAGGACTTGCGATATGTGCGGACTTGGGATTCAATACACTGTGGCTGACACATACGCATGAACTTCTGAAGCAGAGCATGGATAGAGCGAAACGATATCTTGATATTCCAATGGGAACTATTACGGCAGGAAAAGTCAATGCGGGAGGTTGCTTAACTTTTGCGACTGTGCAGACAATGGCAAAGATTGATCTGACTGAATTCAAAGACTTCTGGGACGTGATAATTGTGGATGAGTGTCACAAGTGCGTAGGTACACCGACTCAAATTACGATGTTCTGGAAAGTTCTCTCAAGTCTTTCTGCAAGGTACAAGATCGGACTGACTGCTACACCGAAGCGTGGTGATGGAATGGAAAGAGCGATGCTTGCGCTTCTGGGTCCGAAATTCTATGAGATCACAAGGGATCAGGTGAAGGGAACAACTGTTCCGCTGAATGTGATTGAGCCGATTCCAACGAATTGGGAGCCGGACTTTGAAAAGGTTCTGAATCCAGACGGGACGCTCAATTATGTGAATTTAATCACTGACTGCACAAAAAACGGGAATCGAAACTTGGTTCTGGCGAACGCTATCAACACAGCCGCAAAAATGGGACCGACATTGGTTTTGAGCGAGCGAGTAAAACATCTTGAAATTCTATCCGAGTTGTGCGATTATAGTAAAGGCAATTTATCCTCCAGTAAGAAGTCGGAGAGAAAGGATTTGTTGAATGCAATTCAAAATGGAGAAATCAGGGTGCTGTTTGCGACTTATGCCATAGCCAAGGAAGGACTTGATATTCCCTGCCTTGAGCATTTAGTGATGGCTTCACCGATCAAGGATGAGATTGCAGTCACCCAATCTGCGGGGAGAGTGATGAGAAAATGCGGAAGTAAAGAGTTTGGAACACTGTGGGATTTTGAGGATAATATGTCAATGTTGCAGAAATGGCTCAGAAAAAGACTTTCTATTTACGGGAGGTTAGAATGAACAATCCTGCAAATGATTTGAAGGATTCCATGTGGGACTTCTTAAAGGATGGCAAGCACGAAGCAAATATTCCTGCGCTGAAGGATGCTGTTTATACATTGATTGGAATGACCACTCAGAAAGATGCGGGGCAGCGAGGGAAAGGATTCCCATTTGAGATGCTGGAAATTGTAAAATGGCAGATAATTTGTGAAGCGACAGCGTTGGTTCTGTCAGGAAGGTTGGATGAAAATGAACTTGAGCAATCTGGAAATTCGTAAGCTGGTCATTGATTCTGGGGTTCAATACAAAGATATTGCAAAGAAGCTCGGTATGAGTAGAGAATGGTTATCAAGATGTATGCGGAATCAGTTAAGTCAAGCAATGGAAGAATCTATACGGATAGCAATAGATGAGCTTAAGAGTTCAGCGATGGAATCAGATTTGAAACGCTGTCCATTCTGCGGAGGCAGAGCAAAGTACGCAGACTATGGCGCTCCTGATGAATTCCACGATTGGGGGATTGAATGCACCATATGTAAAATTGCGATGTTGAGTCCGTCTAAAGATGGAGAAGTCGCAACCAAAGCGCAAGCCGCAAGAGCGTGGAACAGGAGGTCTGCAGATGATTCCGCAAGAGCTGAAAGAGCTTAAACGTTGGGTGTGCTGGACTCAGGATAAAATACCAAAGAATCCATACACCGGTGGAAATGCGATGGCGAATAACCCATCAACATGGTCTGATTATAATACTGCTGTGGAAGCAGTTAAAAAGTACGGCTTTGATGGTGTAGGCTTTGAGTTTGCGCCTCCATACTTTGGAGTTGATCTGGATAAGTGCCTTGATGATGTGGATTTTGTAGATGAGTTTGTCGAGGGTTTGCGGTCTTATAATGAAATATCCAAGAGTGGCAACGGTATTCATATTATCTGCAAGGGTACGTTGCCTGAAGGTGGGCGCCGAAGGGGTAGAGTTGAGATGTACTCCGAGGGGCGTTATTTTATTATGACTGGCAATCAATATAACGACAAGTATAACGATATCGTGGATTGTACAGAACGAATCAAGGTGCTGCATAGTAAATATTTGCCAGAGCTTACGCCTCAAACTATCCGTGATACACAGTTTGTCAGGCTTGAAATGTCAGACACAGATATCATTGATAAGGCGAGGGCTTGTAAGACAGGGCGTGTATTTCAATTGCTTTATGAAGGTGCTTGGCAAGGGCTTTTCAATTCTCAAAGCGAGGCCGACCTTGCGCTATGTGGGCAGCTTGCTTTCTGGTGCCAGAAGGATGAAGCGCAGATAGATCGGATATTCCGGTCATCGGGTTTGATGCGTGACAAGTGGGATGAGAAGCGAGGCGAAACCACTTATGGTCAGATGACCATGAATAAGGCGATTTCTACATGCTCTGAAGTCTACATTCCTCAAAGGGGAGGAGATGATACAGAGCTTGCGCTTGGACTCTTCGGAAAGAAAAAGCCGAAGCAGAAGCAGTATGATCGAACCGATACTGGTAATGCTCACAGGCTTTATGACAGATGCAACGGTGAGATCAGGTATTCCTATGCCCGAAAGAAATGGTATTACTGGACAGGCAAGGTTTGGGCGCTTGATGATACTGGGGAGGTCAAAAAGTATACAGACTTGGTGCTTGCAGACATGAAAGCACAGGCATTTGAGATTGAGGATGAAGACGAGCGGGAAAAGTTCCTGAAGTTTGTGAACACTTGCGGAAACTCCAATCGAAAAAACGCAATGGTCACTGAAACACAGCATTTGGAAGGGATACCAGTCCTGCCTGACCAGATGGATGCGTATCAGGAATATCTCAACGTGCAAAATGGAATTGTGAACTTGAGGAACGGTGAATTGATGCCGCATGTTCCAGAGTTTATGATGACCAAGATGTGTCTTTCAGAATATGATGTATCCAATAAGCGACCGGAACGCTGGCTGAAGTTCCTGAATGAAGTATGCAATGGTGACCAAGAGCTGATTCGATACTTGCAGAAATGTGTAGGGTACTCGCTGACAGGTTCCAATCGGGAGCAATGCGCTTTCTTCCTGTATGGGATAGGCAATAACGGGAAGAGTACGTTTATGGATACAATCGCTGATATGCTGGGAGGATATGCAGCGAACGCACAGCCTGATACGATTATGATGAAGCGAGACGGATCAGGAGGTGGTCCGAATTCTGATATTGCAAGGCTGAAGTCAGTCAGGTTCGTCAGCACTGAAGAACCCAGCGAGGGTGTCAGGCTGAATGAGGGACTCGTTAAGCAGTTGACTGGTGGTGGTAAGGTAACGTGTAGGTTCTTATTTGGTGACGAGTTTGAGTATGAGCCTGAATTCAAGATTTGGATCGCTACGAATCACAAGCCTGTTATCAGGGGAACTGATGTGGGCATATGGAGACGAATTCGCCTGATTCCTTTTGAAGTGAACATTCCGAAGGATAAGGTGGACAAGAATCTGAAATATAAGTTGCGTGAAGAAATGCCTCAGATTCTTCATTGGGCAGTGGAAGGCGTAAGGCTTTACGCAAAAGAAGGGCTTGATATGCCATCCTGTGTGAAACAAGCAACTGATGAATATAAGAACGAGATGGACTTGCTTCAGGCATTTACAGACTCGTGCATAGAAATTGATTATAGTGTTGTGCAGGGAATTCCTGCAAACGAACTGTATGCAGCATATGTGAGATGGGCAGAAAAGAACAACGAGTATGTGATGACAAGTCGAAAATTCTTTGCAGAGATTGGTAAAAAGTTGCCTGAAAAGAAACGTGAGGCAAGAGGGATTGTGTATAAGCAAATCAGGCTTTTGGATGCTCCGAAACAATATCAGATTACAGACTTCTATTCGAGGTGATAATATGGCATTTCATAATGTAAAAGCATGTCCATTCTGTGGGGGAAGACCATATATTGAGTCTCACAGTCGTGGATATCTGAAAGGTGAATCGCAGAAAGTTGTATACGTTCGTTGCACCGAGTGTGGGGCAAGGTCAGATAAGATGGCGATACATGCCGATGGGCTTTCCAATGGTGAAGTTATCAAGGCAGCAGTTAGAAAATGGAACGCAAGATATGACGCTGTGGGGTATGTAATGATAGGAGATCATAGAAGATAATTGATTGAAGTGCAGATGTATAAAATCATAGTTTTTATATAAATATAGAATCATGAAAGGACGTGAGGTGAAGTGGAAATGACCGAGACTGTAATTCTTCTTTGTGTATTTGGGATTGCGGAAGTTGCTTGCATAATTGGACTTATCCGTATTCATTTTCGGGAAAAGAAAATGAAAAAGAAACCCACATATTACAGTGCAATTGGGGACTGGCTATGTGGGAAAAGGAGTTGGATGGAATGATTGACCGGGAGAAGGTTATCAAAGGGCTTGAATGCTGCACATTTATCCTTGGAAAACGGAAATGCAATGAATGTCCATATCAAAAAGACAATGGATGCTATCAGTTGCAAGATGACTTTCACGTCCTGCTGAAAGAACAGGAATTGGGGCATTGGATATTCCTGACAGATTGTTCAAACAGCGGAGTATATTGTTCAGAATGCAATACGAAAGTGTTTGATAGTTACCCATTCAAAAAGAGGCTTGCGTACTTCTGCCCTCATTGTGGAACAAGGATGGAAGGCGAAATAGAAAGGCGGTGAATTGAGATGACTGAAGAAGAATGCAGAGAAATGGCAAGAAACAACTATGCAGCACAGATGGAGATGCTTGGATATCAGACGGATGGAAACCCGAAAGATATGGTTGAGGTTGTCAGGTGCAAGGATTGCAAGTATCGTCCTGTTTTTCCTTTGGCATATGGAGCCGAAATAAATGGGAAATGGTGCTATTGGTGTGAACTGCATAGGGCTTGGAAACATGATTATTGGTTCTGCGCAGACGGAGACAGGCGGTGAAGCGAATGGATATATTAATGTCAATCAAGCCGGAATGGTGCAAGAAAATCATTACCGGAGAAAAGACCATTGAAGTCAGGAAGACTAAGCCGGAGCATATTAATGTCCCGTTTAAGGTTTATGTATATGCGACTTATGGCGGTGAAAACTGGTTCAGCTTCGGAAAGCAGAAATCCGGTCATGTCATTGGCAGTTTTATTTGCGACAAAATAGAACGTTACGATATACCTTATCCAGCGTGGCAAAAAGACTTGAACCCGGAGATAAAGGAGAAGTCTTGCCTTTCCTATACACAGTTGCACCGTTATGCTGGAGAACAAGGATATGTGTACGGATGGCATATCCGCAATTTCGAGAATTGGGATACGCCGCTATCCAGAATCGAGTTTATTGATAGCAAAGGGAATGCGTTTAAGAGACCGCCACAATCATGGGCGTATGCACAGTTAGGTTGGTGAAGTTGGATGACTGAACGAGAGAAGATTGTTAACGCTATTGAAAAAGCCAAAAAGCAGTCAGAACAATACGCCTTAGATTGCATTATTGTACCGTTTAAGGAAGCCGATATAATACTTGCCTTGCTAAAAGAGCAGGAGCCAGAAGAGCCCATACGGATGCACTACATGGGGAGCAAACAGTGGGACAATTACAGGTGCCAGAAATGCGGAAATGATCTGTATTTTGAACAGCGTTTTTGCGAAGCGTGCGGGCAGGAGGTAAAGTGGGGATGAGCGAGGAGAGAGGAAAAATAGAATGTCCATTCTGTCGGAACGATAACAATATTCCAATTAACCAAAAAAATCCGCTGGCAAGTATCAGCTATACGCCGGAAAGCCGATGGAGAGAAGATGCCGATCCAGAATTCAAATACAATCACTCTGGATGGACAATACACGTAAGGAGCGGAAGAACCGGCGTACAATTTAGAATATTTTTCTGCCCTATTTGTGGGCGAAAACTACCAGAAAAAGGTCGGTGAAGTTGGATGACTGAAGAAGAATGCAGAGAAATGGCAAGAAATAACCACACAGCACAGATGGAGATGCTTGGATATCAGACGGACGGAAACCCCAAAGATATGGTAGAGGTTGTCCGGTGCAAAGATTGTATGTCTTATAATAGTTATTTCGTTAAATGCAATAAAGGGCATAATCCAAGACCGCCGTATGACAGATGGTTTTGCGCTGACGGTGAAAGGCGGTGAAATGAAAATGACATACAAACGTGGTGGGGTTAGCATATCCGTTCATCAGTTAGACGGCTTTGGGAAAAATCCTGCTTTATGGATAGGCACGGATGACCCGAACCAAATGGTAAAAGTTGCTTCGTTTGGTAGCAAGGACAAAGCCGACACATTCTGCAAATGGCTGGAATATCTTCTCGGACTCAGCAACGATGAACAGGCGGTGAAACTGGAATGAGCGAAAGACCAGAAAAGCGGAAAATTGAGTTCATCGAATCATACTGGACGGGTGGCAAATACGGTTCTGATTATGTATGGAACGACAATCACGGGGAACTGGTCAGGTGCAAGGATTGCAAATTCTACAATGAAAACAGTGGAGTTTGTTATCGTGGGATTGTTCACGGGTATGCAGAAACATGGTTCTGCGCTGACGGGGAAAGGAAGGAAGGTCGGTGAAGTTGGAATGAAAAAGCAAGTGATCCTATCTGAGCAGGATATCATCCAGACCATTGCTAACTCGTTCAGTGTGGATAAGAAAGATGTGGATTTTCGCCATTACAAGGAAACCATCGGCTACGGATATTCCGAAGAAGAGATCGACAGAGTTGAAGTGACGGTCACGTTACCGATAAATGAGGTGAGATAATTGAAAGGAAGAAAAAGACAATGGAGATGAATGATTATCAACGTAAAGCGGCAAGGACAAGCAGTAAAGTGCTTTCACCAGACGAACATCTGATGAACGGATGTCTTGGATTGGCAGGAGAAGCCGGAGAGTGCTGTGATCTGCTCAAAAAGAACCAGTTTCAGGACGGAAGAGCTATCCGGGAAAAGATGCTGGACGAACTCGGCGACGTGCTTTGGTATATTGCCGAATCTGCTTCTGCTCTTGGGTATACGCTGGAAGATGTCGCTAACCACAACATAAAGAAGCTCATGGACAGGTATCCGGAAGGATTCGATGCCGAGCGGTCACTGCACAGGGAGGACGCATGAAAGTAACCATGATCTACAGCCCGGAAGAGAGAGAAATGAAGCTCTGTCTCCATGCTATCTGGGTAACTATGGGCAAAACAGAAGCCCCGGAGAAGCCTATATCCAGCAAACTACTGTACAAGATTCTCCGGGCAAGGCACAGCCCTATCCGGGTGCTGAACTTCGCATTCCTGATTGAGGACATTCCGAGCAACATAGCCACCCACCTTGTGCGCCATGTGCATGCTGTGCCATTCGTTTCCTCGCTTCGAAATGACAGGCAGGAGCGCATTGACGGTGATCTCGCTCCCCGGAATACTCCAGTGAACATGATCTTCTACTGCAACGCAGAGGAGCTGATGATTGTCGCTAACAAACGGCTTTGCAGTAAAGCAAGCGAAAAGACCCGTGAAGCTGTTGAGAGAATGTGCGCTTGCGTGGTCAAGAAGTATCCAGAATTCCATTCAATGCTTGTCCCTATGTGCGTTTATCATGGCAATGTATGCCACGAAATAGAACCTTGTTGGAGGAATAAGAAATGAACAGTCTACACATTATTGGTCGGCTCGTCCGTGACCCGGAAACCAGAACGACACCCAGCGGAGCTACAGTTTGCTCTTTCACTGTTGCTGTAAACCGCAGGAAGACCCAGAACAACCAACAGCCCGAAGCTGATTTTTTCCGGGTCAGTGCTTGGAACAAGCTCGGCGAGAGCTGTTCCAAATATCTCGCAAAAGGCAGAAAGGTGTCTGTCGTTGGAGCTGTGAGCGTCAATACCTATCAAGGGCAGGATGGAAAGACATACGCCAACCTGAACGTCATGGCAAACGATGTGGAGTTCCTTTCTTCCCGGAATGAAGCACCCAGCGAAAGCACACCGGAAGAAGCCCCAGTCATAGATGAACAGTCTGGAATGATGGCGGTGGAAGCAGATGACCTTCCATTCTGATACATTAACCAGCCCGATATGCCCTTGCAAAGGCTGTGATCGCCGGACGATGACCTGTCATGGTGTTTGTGTACAGTACAAGGACTGGAAAGCCTATAAAGCCAGAATAAACGCCAAGAAACAGCTTAAACAGTCCTCACATACAGACAGAGAGCAGATGCCCTTTTGGAGAGAACGCAATCGGCAAGAAAGGAACAGGAGAAACGGC